AAAAAACCCCCCCCCCCCCAGTGCTTCCCGCAAGTACACTACTGTATATAATTTTATGACTTCTGAACTTGTTTCTAAAGCTAAACGTTCTTTTACTACTATAGTGAGGACTCCTGTACATATTTTACATAACAAAAATTATAATTTGAATCAAGATTTTACTATTTACAACATTTTGGATATTTTAGATAAGTGTGGTATGAGTATATATTCCCACCCTCGAACTTACAAGCTTCTTTTAATTAAGCATGCTTGTTTAGCTCGTACGTTGACGTACTACTCTAGTACTAAATTCGCTAGACCAAGGAGATATCCTCTTATTGCTTATTTATGTATTTCTATTGCCCCTTATCTTTCTGAGCTGTTTTTGAAATTGAGAGATATAGAACAAGTTTGTGGATTGCCTACTGGATGTATGACATCAGACAAGAGTATGGAAGAGAATTTAATAAGATATTTCACGGATGAATTGATTCCTCTTCTTAATTATTTCATTGACGATAGTGAAGTTACATTTATATTGTCTAGCGTGCCTGACGCTTCAGGCTTTGAGAGAAATATCTCAAAAGTGAGTGCGAGAGAATTCGCCTTAATGTACAATAATTTAGATGGATCTAATTCCTACTTAGTGTGTCCTATCAATTCTGAAAATGAAACAGAGATGTATTTTGCGAGAAGTAATTTTTGTATTCCATCGTGTATCACATATAGAGGATTGGGAGTACAATTACCTTTGGTTACGAGTTATCACGATTTCCATTGGTACTCTCAGTGTAAAACCACCACCCCGTGGTGTTCATGCACTTTTTGTACAAAGATGGATGCTTCTGGTTATTCTGATGATTGGGATATACCCTATGATGGTGTTACGTTCCAGGGCTCTGTGGAGATTAAGAAATTAGACAAAAAGAAAGGAAAATTGAAGAGATCTAATGCCGTTTTGGATTTAGCAGAAGAGTTTGATAAGTTGGAGCTTAAGGAAACGATTAAGAGAGAGAGGACAACCTCATGGGAGTCTGACCTGCCCGTAACCGATAAATTCCACGTTGAACCTTTGAATAAACCTTTAAAGCAGAAGAAGAAGATCGATCCTAAGTATAAAGCTGTTGTTACAAGTGTACAAGAATACGAGAAGAGTCTCGATAAAACTTCTTACAAAACTAACAAGCGTATAAGAACAGTTAGTGCTATTTTAGCTGATCTTGATGCTCGTAGACGTGATGAAATACGTACGAAGGAACGAGAGAGAAAGAATAATAAGATATTTGCTCATTTTCAGATGGAAGGTCTCAAAGATGTGTTAAGTGGAAAAGGTATAAAGATGGGCACTGAGGAGAAAGATATAGCCCGTAGCCTTGTCGATGAACTTAAGAAATGTAGGGAGACCGCTGTTGGTATTGTGAATGGCAAAGGATCTGAAGTCTTGGATATTGTACAAAGACTTGGACTTAGTGTAGATAATGCTAATTGTAATGTCAAACAGGGCCTATCGTTTATGGATGGTCTTAACGATAAATTGAGTCAATTTGCTAAAATTTCTGGAATTGTAGTTTTAGTCGGAGCCTTGATATTAGGCGCCAAACAGATTTTTACAAGTAAAGGAACAAATTGGCCCATATTACTAGCTTTGGCTATTGGTGTTATAGATCTTATCCAAGATTCCCCCATTCTGTTTTCTAGTAGTACTGGTGACATATTTAAGGAGAAGGCTAAATCTTTGGGTAATACTATCAAGTATTATTTCGATCAGTTGAAAGAGGCTATATTAGATATTAAAGCTAGATTATTTGCTCAAGAACCTGAGACTATAGTTTCCCAGGGTGAAGATTTTATATTCTTCGATCCAGATTTCAAGGCTCATTCTGCTTTGATTTCACTAGTTTTGGCAACTGCAGGAACCTGCGTTACCCAAAAACCTATTGGTAAGGAAACATGTGTTGATTTTATGAAGTCTCTTGGTAATTGGCAAAGGTTGAGCGGAGGAATAGCCGATGTATGTACGTACATGGTTAACCTGGTTAGAAAAGCTATTAACTATATTAGAGAAAACTGTATGGGACTTGGACCTCTTACTCAAATTATTGAAGGTGAAGATAAGCTTAATAAATGGTTGGCTGATTTCAAAGAATTCCAAGACACAAAATTGCGGAAAGGTATTAAAAACGATGTAGCCACTGCAGACAAGATTATTACATTGCAGTTTAGGGCGATTGGCTTGAAGGCTAGTTGGCCAAGTACGGATAAAGGTAATAGGTTACGTGCTATTGTGACTGATAAAGAGCGAGTGTTGCAGAAAATATTAGATGGTATGGGTAATATTAACCAAGATGGCGCGGGTATGCGACAAGAACCTGTTTGTGTTCTAGTTATTGCCCCACCTGGATATGGTAAAACTTATGCTACCACTTATATTTTGACGCAAGTTCTTTTAATGATTTCTGATCCGGATGATAGAGAAAAAGTTATGTCTGGAGATTGGCAAGATTTCTTTTATAATAGAATAGCATCGCATGAGTATTGGGATGCTTACTGTGGACAGCTGATTACCGTTTTTGATGATTTAGGACAGTTTTTGGAACCTCCAGGATCGAAAGATTCTGAATGTCAAGATATAATTCGAGGCGTTAGTGGTTTCCAATATGCAGTACACAGAGCTGAGATGGAGAATAAAGGAAATTGCTTCTTTAGATCGAAGATTATCTTTTGTACGGGTAATAAATTGTTTGATCCAGATTCGCTACGTGATAAGGTAGCTTATCGTCGTAGAATAAAGTTGTTTAGGTTACACGTGAAAGATGAGTACCTTAAGAATCCGCATGACGAGTATTGGAGTCAAGTTATTGATTGGGATAAAGTTGACAGAGCTACTCAGGAAGGAAAGGATTTCAATCCGAATATTTACTACTACCAGCAGTTGAATTCACTCTCAGAGGGTCTTACTACTACTACGGTTTATCGTAATAGGAATGCGGATAACCCAGGTCCTATTGATAGAAGATGTCATTATAAGCATAGTGATGAAGATTGTGAATGTGGTGTTTATTGGAAAAAGAATCATATTTCTGTAGAAGACTTTGTTTTGTGGCTAGCCCAACAGTATAAGATTAAGGAGTATAAGAAGAGCAATATGAAAGAATATATGACAGAAGTCAAACAGAAGGTTAGTGAGATGATCGACCTAGGCTTGGCTGGTTTAGACTCTATTCCTGAATCTAAAGATAGGAGAAATCCCGCAGAGATGAGAGATTTGATGGATTTTACCAATGGAAAGATTAAATTCCAAGGAGATTCTGCGAGGAGTGGTAAGAGCGAAGTTAGCGCTGCAGATTTACGGACTGCTCTACATGGATATGATGTAGAGATGGAAGATTATAAGAGTGCCCGGACATCCCCTAGTGTTAACATGTCAAAATTGAACACAACCCCAATTGAAGAAGATTCCTCAGATGATGAAGAGGAACTTGATGATGACGCTCTGATTAAGACCTTGAAGAAAGATGAAGAGATAGGTATGGTTAAGACCGTTAATGATATTGATAACATCATCCAGAAGAGAGGTTTGAACACTTTAAGTGCTCCCTACATCTCAATGGAAGTGCTGAATGCTTACCTTAGAGATCTTTTCGTCACTGGTCCCTCTGCTATGATTTTGGATTTTAAGTATCGGAAAGCATGGATAGATACATTAGCTCAATGGAAAGTGTTCAGGGAATGGTTGAAACAAGAGGTAGATTTATATGGTACAGAAGTTGATAAGTTTTTACAACGTGCCCCTCATTTCTGGAAGAAAGAAGTTTCTCGTGCTTTTGCTCGGAAAGTAGGCGATCTGAACTTCTCCGATGATTTAGAAGAAGCTCATGATATCCTGTCTACGACAAAGGCCTTAGTTTCGAGTTTTTATCAGCGCCATCCCATATTTACTATGGTAGGCACAGCTTTGGTAGGGCTATCTACTCTAGCTATGGGTATAGGGCTCATTGTTGCTGTTATGAAACCGTCTGATCCAGTTGAGGAACAAGCGTATGATCCATCTGTGAAAGCTAGACATAAGCCAGCCGGAAGATTATACAAAGTGAAACGACCACCTCCTAACATCCACCAACAAGCTGATATTACTTTTAAACATTGGAATGGTAAAATATTTGAAGGATATTTCGAATTTATGGAAGATAAGAAGTATGATTTTATGACACAATCTCGTGCTATATGTAGAAATACTGAAGAGATAGCATGGAAAGTTTTATCTAAAAATACTTACGCCTTTTTAATCGATATGGGTGATGATGCGGATGGTGATCCTTTCGGAACCGCTCCAGGTGATGCTATTATGATAAATGGAGATATATGTATGATACCTTATCACTACGTTTCTCTTTTGAGAAATTGTATGGAGAGAGGTGTTAGATCTGTTCAGCTTACCAGGAATGATGAAGACGACAAAGCCAGAATGTTTATCAACCCTGCCCGTGTATTGGGTGGAAAGAGATTTGGTAATTTGGATTTATTCTTCTTCCGTACTGGTTTGCGAGAGCATAAGAAAATATCCCACCATTTTGTTAGTGAGGCCTACTTATCTGGTTGGAACAGTGGAAATGTCATGCTAGTGAGAATGGAATCAGATCCCTTAGTCGTGAAAATGGAGTTTTCTGATGGAAGATGGGTTGATTCCTTGCAGGTGTATGATTCTGACGGCTCTTTGTTGAAATGGAACACATGATTGAATACGACATTCCCACCAAAAGTGGACACTGTGGTTCCCCTTTGTATCTATACGACAAATCGGCAAGTGCGAAGATTCTAGGGATTCATGTAGCTGGTGGCTGCGGAAGAGGTTATACTATTCCAGTGACACAAGAGATGATTAGACAAGTACATGACCTATTTGGTGTAGAAGATGTGCCTGATACTCCTGATGTTGTATTAGAAACTGCAGAGTTACAAGCTGATGTTAGGAAATATGTTGTTGCTGACTATAATAATTCAAGATTGAATGAAGCTATGCAGATTACTCCTAAAGATGACTGCCCGTTTCCTGGGGAAAGTTTTAAGATGATAGGTACCACCAAAATTCCTGCTCCTTTTGCTTCAAAAAGTCAGATTGTTCGCTCTAGACTGTATGGTATGATTAAGGAACCTATTTCCTGTCCTGCACACTTAAGTGTTTACACGAATAGTAAAGGCGAGAAGATAGAACCTTTTTCCGCCAATATCTCTAGATATGGATCCAAGGTAGCTCACTATGATGATACTAATTTTAGGATTGCTGCAGAGATGGAGTTTGCGGATATGCATTATAGAAGACCAAAGTTCAAGCCACGTAATTGGACCTTTGAAGAAGCATGCGCTGGTATATTTGAACATGATTATGCAGATTCGCTACCTTTATCAACTTCAGCTGGTTATCCCTACTCCCTTCTTGCAAAGAGTGGAGGTAAGAGAGACTATTTTGGCTCGGACGGTAAATTTGATTTTGATAGACCCCTTGCTATCCAACTTAGAAAGACTGTGATGTGGATGTGGGAATTTCTCGCTCGTGAAGATGGATGGCGATTACTCTTGTTATTTAGTGATCACCTGAAGGACGAGAGACTACCCAAAGAAAAGGCAGACCGAAAGACACGAGTCTTTAATGGTGTTTCATTAGATGGGGCCATTTTAGTTAGGATGTGCATGGGTGCTTGGAGTGAAGACCTAGTTGAAAATCATGTGTGGAATGGATCTTGTATTGGCATTAATGTCTATAGCTACAAGTGGGATGCTCTTTACCATGAACTTACTTCTCTTGGACCAGACGTACTGGCGGGAGATTATTCAGGTTTTGATTCTAGTCAAACCTATCCTATGTTTCAAGCTATTGTAGATAAAATTATAAATCCTTTTTATGATGATGGTGTGGAGAATTTCAGGAGGAGACGAAATCTCATGTATATAATGATGCAATCTTGTCACATTCGTGGCAATGTAGTATATCAGTGGTCCAAGTGTTTATCTTCGGGTAATCCTATGACTGCGCCTTTGAATACTACTGTAAATAAATGTTTAATTAGAGCTTGTTATTTAGATAACCATCCTGAAGGTTTAGACGTGGCGATCAAGACATACTCGACCAACGTGAAACCAAAGTGCTATGGAGATGATAGTGTTGTTAACGTTAGTCCTAGGGTTAAGTATTGGTTTAACCAAGAAACTTTAACCCAGATGATGAAGAAGTATGGGATGATCTATACCAATGAAGCCAAAGACGGGAGAATTTTTATAACAAGGAATATTTTAGAGGTGCAATTTTTAAAAAGGAATTTTAGATATGAAAAAGAGATTTGTAAGATAGTGGCACCATTAGAACTTAGCGTTATATTGGAGATGCCAAATTGGACTAAAGACTGTTCGGATAAGGAACAGATAGAAAAAGATAACATT